TTTCTTACCAAATTTAAAAGAGATACTCTTTTAACTCTAGCATTAAAAGGTATCCCTTGAGCAAATTGTGGTAACTGAATCACTTCACCTTGAGCTACTTTTTTTAAATCTTCTATATTAGTTACTTTTAAATCCATTTATTATACCCCCACTATCTAATTTTTATTGTTTTAAACTCTGTGGATAATGCTGTAGTTTTACCACTTCCATCTAATTTATTTATTTCTTTAGCTTCAGCAATATAAACTGTATCTATGGCTAAAGAATCAGGTACAAATGTTACTATTTTCTTAGTATCATCTATAGTTACATTTCCATTTACTCTAGAATTATCAGATTTTCTTTTTATAATAAAGTTTTCTAAGTTAACATCATCTTGATTAATTTGATTTGAAAAATTCCACACTACTCTATTAGTTATACTTACTCCTACATCTGGATTATTATTTTCTACTTTTCCACCTTCTACTCCTATATCTTCAATTGGAGTAGATTCTCCTGGTTTTTCTGTATTATTATTTTCTTCTAAGCTATTTAAGAATTCTATTTCTACAGGTCTTTCGTTTCTAAATGGTATACTTTCAGCCTCATATGAAGATACTAAAAATTTTCCATCTTGAATTTTATATTTAGCTGGCTTACCTTTACAATGCTTATACACGAATTTAACATATCCTGTAGTTCTAGAATAATCTTTTTCCTCTGTGAATATTTCCATTGTGAATGGATGTCTTTCTACTGCTATACCTACTTCTGTTCCACAATATTTATTATCTTGTATAGTTCCTCCATCTATTAAAGCCATAGTTTCTATATTAAATAGATTATCTTTCATTTTTAACTTGTAACCTATAACAATATCATCTGTTTCATTTATTCCATAAATTTTATTTTTAATCCTTAATATATCTCTTTTACCCTTACTATTTATAGGTTCTATATCTATTTCATTACTTGTTTCTATTGTATGTTTTGTATTTGTTACCTCATCAATAAAATTAACTTTCACAACATTAACTAAAGTTTTTCCATTTGTCATTAAATTACCTCCTCAAACTTTTAAATTGTTGATATTCTATGCTTGTAGTGTAAGCTTGTACGTCATAATCTATAATGCTTGGTGTCTCATTCCCTGTAGGTCTAAGATCTTCTATTTTTTTTAAAGCTTCTTTTAAATTTTCTACATAAAATTCCATAGTAGAATATTGATCCATAGGATTATAGACTATAATATCAAATAATTTATAACCAGATATGTTTCCAACTAAGGCATGGACACCATTTTCTCTTATAACTACATAACTTTCTGTACATTTGTTTCTCTTTTGTCCAGGAGCATACACATTATATCCTAATTTTTTTAAATATAAATATACCTTTTGCCATAAGGTTTCAGGTATAGCATTATTAATTATATCTTGCTGTATGGAATCTCCTGGAACTTTGTAATTAAATTTAGACATTTACATCACTTCCCAAATAAATTACTCATTCCCTTAAGTATTTGTGGGCTTAACTTATCTATAGTTGGTTTTAATATTGCATATTTTTTATCATTACATAATTCTAAAGACGGATAGTAATCCTTATTCCCAGAAATATAAATATTACATTCATCACCTTTCCATTCTTTTCCACCTTTAATTGTTTCAATATCCTTACCTGATTGATCCTTCCATGGTGCATTTTTCTTAGCATACTCTTCCATATTTTTCGCAGCAATATCTGCATACATGCCTATGGATGTTTTAGACTGCAATTCAAATTCTGATAAGCCATCAATAACATCATCTATATTTACTTCTAACTCACTCATGTCATCACACCTTATTTAATATCATATCAAATACTAGGTTTTGAATATTTCCTGTATCAACTATTTCATACTTAGTTCCATCTAATATAAAATAATCATCTTTTTGTATTTTAGAGCTTGCATCATTATAACTAATTAATAATTTGTCATTATATAAATTATTAAATTCCAGGCCTTCCATAGAAGTTGTAATTATATTACTATTATTTCTATAATAATATCCCTTTATAGTGCATACATATACTTCATCTAGTTTTTCTTCAAAAGCATTTTTACCTATTCTTAATATTTTTATTTCTCTTAATAAGCCTTTTTTTTCTAACTGCTCATATATCTTTTTGCTTATTTTTCCTCTATTCATATTAGCCATTAATGTTCATCAACTCTTTCTACAGGAGTTTGATCTTTTAAAATTTTCTGTTCTTCTTTGAAATACTCTGCTAGAGTTAACCAGTAAGCTCTATTACTTTGTAATTTTACACCTGCAACTTCTATACCATCATCTGCAATTGCTTTCAGAATACACCCTTTATAGCTCGATTTTTCTACATCATTATTATTGATTTCTAGTAGGAATTCTAGCTCTTTATCCTCAAAATAAGGATACTGTTTTTCTTGTAAATTAAATTTCAAAATCTCTAAAGGTGTTCTCACTTTTTCTCACCTTCCTCAATTAAATTTTATTTGTTTAAGGTTACGAATTTTTCTGCAAATATTTTTAACAATAGTTTAATCATTTATTTAGTCAGCCTATTACATAACCTTAAATCATCCTCATTATGATAAATTATTGAATATAGCTCACCTCCTATGCTTACTGTACAACCTTTAAGTTTTCTTGAAATAAATAAGCATTAGATTTTATAAAAGTCTTAATTTATAACTTTACTTATAATAAGTTATAATCATTAAAACTTATTTTGCAAATCTAATGCATTATTTAAAGATGATAAAATTTTTAGTCTAAATTATTTAGTTTTTTAACTTATTCTTAAAAGCTGTGGATTTTAATTTGGTTTCATAATATTCACTTATTTTTCAAATGAATACTTTGCAGTTGTCTTATACAATAAAACCTCTGCTATTTTTATAATACTATTATATTTCATTTCAATACTTTATTTATCCCAACTTTGTCCCATTTTTGTACCAAAATATTTTTATCCGATGCCTACCCGCTCTAATACTCCCATCTTTTTCAAAGTGGGAGTAAAGAGCGGTTACGTCCCTGGATAACGATTTCTAAGCTTTAGATGGAGTAAAAACTCTCTCTGAAGCCAAGAACTCTGTTTATATTATAAGGTTATTCAATTGTGCTACATGTTCTACTAATTCACTCTTTTTTCTATAAGCTGTGCTCCTTGCTCTTCCAAACATTTCTACGGCTATCCAATCTACACTTTTATTTTCTCCATACTTAAACTCTATAAATTTTTTATTCTCTTCATTTAATGATGAAAGATTATCTTCCATTACGGATATTTCTTCTTCTATTTCTCTTATTTTATATTCTACTTTTCCTTTCTTCTTAATTTTTTCTCCTAGTTCTATTTCTAATCCTTCTATTTGCCTTACTAACTCCCTCTCCGCATAGCTTGTTCCATTACTAGAGGTTTGTACTATTTCATCATATGTTCTACTTCTAGATTCTTCTTCTAATGTTACATTATTATTTTTAATTTTATCCATTATAATTTCTATTCTATTAGAAATATGCTTGACTCTATTTTTTAGCTTATCCAATTCTTTTTTACTTCTAAAATACCTATATAATCTTTCTTCTGTTTTTATATATAATTTTTTATCTAACATATCTAACCTCCTATAATAATTCTTTATTATTATATTTTCTATAACTATAATGCTATTTTTTTATATCTTTAAAGATCTTTTAGAAATATCTTTGGATTTAAATTTTATATACTTTCTTATATTTCTTTATTATTTTTCTTTAACTCATATATCATTATTTCTTTTCCCACAATCTCTAAAGATCTTTGCAAGTCTTTTATTGTAAAGTAATGCTTGACCACTTCATCCGTCCATCTATTTTTTCCAACTCTTAAAATTTCTAATTCCTCTTGATATTTGTCTAATAAATTCATACTTTCCTTTAATAATTCTTTATAATCTATGCTTTTCTTTACATACTCTTTTAATAAAATCTTTAATACTGCATTTTCTTCTCTAAATGACTCTATCTCTTCAAAAACTTTATTTTCTATTTCTTTAACTAATACAGTTGACATCTTATACCTCCACCATACTTAATTTTTTATTATATTCTTCAAGACAATCAATATTCTTATTTTAATAATTCTTTTAATATTTCTGTTTTTTCTTTAGCCTTTTCTTCTCTTATATTTTTACCATCATTTAAGATCGGAGTACACATTTCTAAAATTCTATAGTATGTTCTTTTTTCATATCTATTTTTAAGTTCTATAAGAGATAAATTTGTTGTAATTATAAGGGGTAATCCATTCCTATATCTACTATCTAAAATATTATAGATTTTAGTTCTAGTCCATTCTGTATCCTGTTCTGTCCCTAAATCATCTATTATCAATAGATCTGCATTATCTAATCCTCTTAATACATCTTCTTCTACTTCTTTCCCCCATTTTTTATATGTGTCTTTAATTCTATTCAATAAGCTATCTGCATTTACACATATAACTGGTAACATTTTTTCTATAAGATAATTTGCTATACATGCCACAGTATAGGTTTTACCATTTCCTGGGGAACCATATAATAAAAGTCCTACAGATTCTTTTTTCATGTTTTCAAATTTTTTAGTATATTTACTAGCTATTTTATACATTTTGTCATTACCTTTAGTAAAATCCCAATTTTCAAATTTACTATTTCTAAATTTTTCATCTATTAAACTATTTTTAATAATCCTTTTTAATCTTAATTGCTTTTCTTTATTTATTTCTTCTTTTTCCTTTGCTATTAGAGCTTCCCTTTTACATTTACACATTACAGGACCTTTTATACACCTATTTAACCCTGGAATATAAGTAATCTTTTCAATGGCTTCTCCACATACAGAACATATTTCAACTCTTTCATTTTGACCAGCAATATTATAATCCAATTCCCTGCTTTTTAAGGTCTTCTCCAAAGCTTCTCCTACTTGTTTCATATACCTCGTCTTCCCTCCATCTCTTACTTATCTCGTTTTTCTTTACATCTTGTGGTAATTTATACCCTTTATTTATCCAGCTTTCCAAAATTGACATTGTATATTTAAAGCCTTTTATTTTGCCTTGTTCCTTTTCTCTTTTTTTTGTAATATTTAATGCATATATTAATAGATCAGTATAATCTTCTTTATCCATAACTTTTAATACTTGATTTAAATAAGTAGCACTTATTTGCCTATAAAAAGTATTAAAATATGCTTCATTGATTTTATCTAAATTTTTTCTTATATCACTCTTTCTATCTTCTTTTATTTCTATATCTATATCTTCTATATCTATATCTCTGCCGTTACTTAACGTTTCATGCAACATTACATTTTTTTTATTTTCATTACTTCTACAGCTTTCACCTTTGTTTTCTTCCTGTAGTTCTTTTTTCTTAGCTCTATGCTTAGCTACCCTTTGTCTTGTTTGTTGTCTAACTTTCTCCATACCTTCTATGTTTTGATGTTTGGACCAGTTAGTTATTTTTATTAATTTATTTTCTTGTATCTGTATCATGCCAAACTCTCTAAGTACTTTTAATGCGAATCTTAAACTATTTAATGGTCTATTAAAAATTGTGCTTAACATTTCTTCTGTATATGGGACATTATCATTTAGAAAGATATATCCATTTGAATTTGTTTTACCTGCTTGAACTAAAAGTCTTATCCAAATGTAATGAACAGTATCTCTTTCTGGCATAACATCTATTAATTTTATTTTTTCGTCATCAAACATATTAGTTGTTATCTTTATCCATTTAACTTCTGCCAACATATCACCACTTTCTTTTTTATCCATAGTATACAAAATAAAATATTTCTATAATTAAATTAATCCATAATTTATATATAGTTTTTTATACTTGTCCAATAATTATTGATTTACTATGTCTACCACCACTTCCATAGTTCTTGATCAATTAATTCATTTGGTGTAATTTTTAATGTTTTGCATAGATTACAAATAACCTTTAATCCTGGATTTTCATATTTACCTTCTTCTAATTCTGTAATATAACTTCTAGCTATTTTACTTTTACAACTCAATTTTGAAATAGATAAGTTTCTTATTGTTCTATATTCTTTTGTTTTTATTACTGCCACTTGAGGACTCCTCCTTAGGATTTATTCCTCTCAATATTAAACTATGGATTTCTAAGTATTCTTAAAGTTTACTATTTCTTTTGAAAAAAAGTTCGTCTATGGTAGTCTCAAAAAAATCAGATATAATTTTGGCCTCATTTAAGGTAAAAGGTTTTTTGCCATTTTCCTTAAAATTATAAGTATTTAAAGCTACTCCTATTAGTCTTGCTATATCCTCTTGTTTTGCACCTTTTAAGCATCTATAAGCTTTTAATTTTTTTGCTGTTTCCATAAAACTCACCCCCTTAATAGCTGTTTTTAAGTAAACTATAAGAATACTATTTATATTTTTATTATAGTCAACATTAAGAATACTTTCAACTATATTTTATCATTTTTTTCGAAAAATATTCTTATAGTTTACATTAGTTTTAAAAAGTCAACATATGGTTTATAATATAGTATAAATAAAGGGGTGAAAAAGTTGGCAGAAATAAAAGATAGGTTGAAATATGAAAGATTAAGAAAAGATTTAAATCAAACTGAAATGGCAAAACTTTTAAATGTATCAAAGCAAACAGTTTCTAATTGGGAAAATGGTAACAGGATTCCCGATACTCTTACCTTATCTAAGTTAGCTGACTTCTTTAATTGCTCCGTAGATTATATTTTAGGGAGATCTGAAAATAGGAATGGTATAATTTCTAAAGCTAATATAAATGGAAGTAATTACGAATTTGAATTAGATAAGAACATATTTCCAAATGGAATAACCAGAGAACAAATGATAAATTATATTAAGGAATTAGAGGAAAGAAATAAAAAGTTAGAAAAAGAAGCTGATTTATCTAGAAAATTAAAAGAAGCTGGCTTTGATTTCAATCCAAATAAATAAAATACACTAAAAATTAATTATATGATATTAAGATGCAGATATGTAAAGCTAACAAATATATAGAGATTTCATGATGTTATGTTTATAACTACATGTAACTCGTATATGTTTATTAGCTTTTTATTTTGTCTAAAAAAGTAAATACTTGTCCTAAAATTCTGTATACAGACAATTACATTTCCAGAATAAATATGTAATAATTTTCACATAAAGTAATTTAGTTATAAAAACTTGCAAATTTTATTAAAACATATTAAAATACACTTGAACACATGTTCGATATTGAGAAAGGGGTCTTAATTTATGTTTAATTTTAGTGGGGTATTAAGTATAAAAAAAGATGGGGAAATAATATATGAAAAAAAAGATACCTTTACACTGAATAAAGAAAAAACTTCTTATGAAAAATTCACTGAAGATAAAATAAAATTAATTCAGAAAGCTAATGTATAA